ATATTCAAGAAGCTATGGCTTGTGGTTGTTTTCCTCTTGTTTCAGCTAATGGTCCAACTGATGAGTTTGTACCAGATGAAGCGAGCATTAAATTTGAGGTTAAACAAAACCCAATCAATGTTACTGATGGAAACATCTTTGCTATGAAACCTGGTGATGCTATGACACAGATGAGCACTCATACATTTGCTAATGAACCTGTTGCTCAACATGTGTATGATGTGATAAAATTTGTTTATCATCATCACAATAAAGAAAAATTTGTCGAATCAATGAATAATGTAACTTTGCCAAATACTTGGGCATCTGTTGCAGATTCATATGCAGAGGTAATTAAAAATGTCGCAACAAGACCAAAAGTTAACAGATACAGAAATTGATCAGTTCTTTGCAGAACTTGAAGAACAAGCAGATAAAGTAGAAATAGCTCGTCTTGCTCAACAAGTGTTAGATCGGCATCAGAATCGTGAGCCTACGCTTGAAGATAAGGTTTTAGCCGATTTTCATGGGCATGCTCCTATTATTGATGAAGAGTATCATGGAGAACTGCCTGGTCTAACCGCTAAAGCCAAAATATACATATTAACTAACTTAGAACCAGGACAGATGTTTAGGTTTGGAGTATCTGGTGGTGGATGTAGTGGCTTTAACTATATATTTGACGTGTGTGAAGAGTGGGAAGATGGAGACATTAAGTTCTGTGACGATCCTCCGTGTGTAGTTGATTCTGAAAGTATTAAATTTTTATACGGAAGCACTATAGACTTAGTTACGAACGGTATCAATAAACAATTATCAGTAGAAAACCCAGGAGCACGCGCTTCGTGCGGTTGTGGGACAAGTTTTGCTTTTGATGAAGACTTGTTGGATATGTACTCATGAAAGACTTTAATTGGATAGTTAATAAAAGTGGACTACCATGGTTAGAACTTGACATTGAAATGCCACATGAAGAAATGTATGCCGAAGCTATGGCACTAAAAGATGAGTTTGTTCCTCATAGAGATGAAGACTATCACGGGGGATATCGTCATAAAGGTTGGAACAGCCTTTGTATTCATGGTATTGATGCATATAAAACTAATCATTATGATCAATATGGTTATACTAGTCATGAGGAAACTCCATATCAATGGACTCATATTATTGATAGATGTCCTGTCACATATAACTTTTTTAAAAATGTTTTTCCATATAAAAGATACCACAGACTTAGATTTATGTTGTTAGAGGCTGGAGGTTATATAACTCCCCATGCAGATCAAGACACTAATAGACTTTCTGCAATAAATATCGCTCTCAACAACCCTAAAAATTGTAAGTTTAAAATGAAGGGACATAAAGGATATGTGCCGTTTACTAGTGGTAAAGCCATTTTTCTAGATGTTGGGAATGTACATGCAGTTTATAATAACAGTGATGAAGATAGATTCCATATCATAGTACATGGAGTTAAGGCAAAAGAACTTGAAGACTTAGTAGTGCGTAGTTATGAGAAAAATGGGATTAAATAAAAATTATGTAGTCGGAATATATGACGACTCAAAATTTTTTAATCATTTATCAAGAGCAGATAAGTTCAAAGAAATAACAGAATTTTTCACAAGATTTAAATATTTTGGACCTGTCGTTGTAGGTAAATCTGTAAATGAAGTATTAGACAAAGCATGTGAGCATGATGTAGATTACTGTATTGTACAGTCTGTTGGTCATATAATTAAAGATGCTTTCTTTTTTAGACACATTGAAAAATGGATTGAAAAACAAAACTTTTTTATCACTGGTCACATCATGGATAAAAACTCAAAAAACATAAATAACCCGGACGGTAAAGAGGGCTATTATGGGTTACACAAACAATGTATGTTAGTTAATTTAGATTATTATAAAAAATTTGATCGTCCTGTTTTTGGTGATAAAAAATCTTCTAAATCTGAGGTAGTAGCAAAAGCTAAAAGACATGCAAAAGACATACATGATGATTATACGCCTTTATCCCTTATGCCAACAGAAGAATCTACTGTCTGCACTCCGCTTGTGGATGGCTGGAACTTTATCAATACAAGTCTAGAAAAAGGTTTAATAGTCTACAATTTTCATCCAAAAATTAGAGAGTCTAAGCAGTATCTTTATCCAAATTCTAGTGCAGAAGAGCTATCTGCACAACTTAATTGGATAATTAACATTGTTGAATATGCTCCAACCTGTGTTTTCTTTTGGAATACAGAGAATTATAAAGACTTAAAATATGTGAAAATTGATAAGCCTCTAAATAAACTATATTCGGTTGCCGCTAGTTTTAAACCAAATATGATTCTTAATACTTATGATTTTGAAGATGACGCAGAAGTAGTATTTTTTGACTATAGTAAACAAGCTCTAGCATTCAAGAAGTTGTTAATAACACACTGGGACGGAGAAGATTATCCTGGATTCTTGGATTGGGCAGAGAAAAAATATAGAATCAATGAAACAAAAGGTGTAGAAACAGAAACCAATACTAGACAAGGACTTTGGGAAAGAGAAATTAAGTGGTGGGGTACAGAACAAGACATCAAAAATCATTGGGATCGGTACAAAAAATTAAAACATTCATATGTTCACGTTGATATCTGTGAGAGTCCCGAAAAGATCACCTCACTCGTAACCCCTGATCATACTTCTGTAATATGGTGGAGTAATGCGTTTCACACAGTAAATGCCCAATATCTAAGAGGTTTACAAGGGGTAACAGATTGTTATAATAAATGGTTAGATCAAATAAATTTAAATAATCCTGATATATACATATTAGGAAAAGATTATCTTGATCGTCCTGTTGAGGGCGGAACTATAAAGGAGTATTTAAATGAATACAGACAGACTCAAATTGTTTAAAACAGAGGAAGAAGTAAGGTCATTTGCAAAAGTAAATGGTTATGACCAAGGAGGTGCTGATAAATTAGTGGCTCAATGGAAGTCCTCTACTCAAAACCCCGAAAAAGAAGTTAAAAAAGGCAAAAAAAAGTTTGGTATATTAAGTTCTGATGATTATTCGTCCAAAGACTAAATTAGATTTCGATAACAGCTGGATTGATAAATTGAAGTTTAAAGAACATACTGACATTGATCTAGCAGGTCATGTGAGTGCTATAGCTGTCAAGAGTGAGTCAGGTAAGGTTTTTGATTTTTATCGTACACAACCCTTAGAAGAGCCTACTAATTTTAAACTTACAGCTTTATATGAAAAAATTAATGAAGTTAAAAAGCTTACAGATTTTTTTAAAATTGAAACAACGAGAATTAGAATACATAGACAATTACCAGGACAAACTATCCCAATGCATACAGATGATAATAATGTAGAGGCAAAAGAACCTGATCATTATAGATTACGAATGTTAACGGCTTTAACAGAAGATGAAGATTTTATTTATCAATTTTCGGAAGATAATGATATAGAATCATACTCGTTAAAAAAGGGTGAAAGTATAATTTTTGATCCTGACAAAATAGCACACGGTATGATAAATAAATCAAAAGATAAAACTAGATACTGTTTTGTTCAAATATTTAAGGCAGATCCAGTTACAGACTGGATGAAACAATTTATTAATGAAGAAAAAACAATCAAAATATGAATATTGATTTTGGAACTGCTTTTCATAAACCTAATGGTAATGCTGTAAAAGTAACTATAAACGAGTTTAGAGAAAAACTGTACCTCCATATAAGGGAATATACTATGGATGGTGATACAGGACAGTGGTTTCCTACTAAAACGGGATTTTCTATACCAGCAGACGAAGCAAGCTCTTTGATACCACTACTTGAAGAAGCTAGTGAGTTAGTAGCTAAAAGATATGTATGGAACACTCAATTAGAATTAGATTTGGAGAATGAAGATGAGTATTAAAGCTTGGAGTGATGACCAAGAAGTTGAACTGATACGTTTATATACCGAAGAAGGACAAAAAGACGTTCACGAATTAGCAAAATACTTCTCAAAAGGTTATAGAAGTGTTATAAGTAAACTTGTACAGTTGAAAATATACGAAAAACCTGAGATCGCAGAAGAAGATAAGTCTCAAACAGTAAAGGTTATGCTGCGAGAACTTGAAGATATTTTAGGAATTCAGGTTGAAGGTACTAACTTAAATAAAAAAGAAAATTTAAGTCAACTTTTAGAAGCCATCAAAAAGAGGATTCAATGAGAGAAAAACATGAAGATTATATGAAACGTCGTTTACGTGAAGAAGATGCTGGGTATAGACAAAAGTTAATCTTTGAGTCACCAGATAAAGGAAAAACCGTTTATAGTCGCCCTTTTGGCGAACCCCTCCTTAATACTTATGCTTCTTGCCCAGAAGAGCAAAAAATATATGACTATCTTGATGTGAAAATACCAGCAAAATATCCTCAACCTAAACCCATTACATATAAGTATAATGAATATGAGTTAATAAAAGAATTTAAATCATATGTTGATGCTACGTATAGACAACACTACTCAAAAGATAAATTTCAAGCAACAGAATTTATCATGGATGGAGGACATGGAACAGGTTTTTGTATCGGTAATGTTCTTAAATACGCTCAAAGATATGGTAAAAAAGGCACACGTGAAGATGCTCGTAAAGATTTGATGAAGGTTCTTCACTACGCCTTGATGCAACTTTATGTTCACGATTCAGAAAAGTAAAATATACTTTAAACTTTCCTAATGCTCATTTTTCATATATTCTCTTTATATGAATTATAAAGAACTCAAACAAATTATCCAAAAGCATAACATTGCTTACTATGATGACTCAGCGTCTATGATTACAGATGCTGAGTATGATCAGTTGTATGATAAACTTGAAGCAATGGAAAAGGCACAAGGTTGGCGAGACCATGATTCTCCTACTAAACATGTAGGTGGCTCTGGTGGTAAAATTACTCATCCATATAAACTCTACTCACTTCGTAAAGTATATGATATTGAAGAAGTAGATGATTTTATGTCGGTCAAACTTCCTAAAATTGATGGTGCTAATCTAACTCTTATTTATCGAAGAGGTAGATTACGTATGGGATTAACACGTGGTAACGGTGAACAAGGCACAGATGTAACACATCTTATTGGTATGTTGATTGGCGCTCCGGCAAGGATTGAGACAGAAGAACACGAAGTAGTGCTTAACGGTGAGTGTGTTACAGAAAATGATGTAGAAAACTATCGTAACTATGTAAGCGGCGCACTCGGTCTCGATAGGCCTGGTGAATTTGCAGAACGTAATATTAAATTCATTGTTCATGATTGGTTAGGCGTCAATATGAACTATACAACTCGTATGAAAATTGTTAAGAATATGGGGTTCTATACTGTACTTGATGACGAATCTTGGAACTACCCACAAGACGGTGTTGTGTATCGTACTGATTCTTGGGAACAAGAACGTAATCTCGGTCATACCTCAAAATATCCAAAGTTTGCAGTAGCTCTCAAAGAACGAGAGACACAGACTGCTGTAACAATGTTAAAAGGTGTTCAGTGGACAATTGGACGTACTGGGCAAGTTAGTCCTACAGGTATTATTGACCCTGTAACTCTTGATGATGCAGAAATTAGACGTGTAACTCTACATAATATTGGAATCATCCAAGAACACAATCTCGGTTTAGGTGATATGATTGAGATTGAGCGTGCTGGCGGGGTTATCCCAAAATTTCTTAGAGTTATTGAACACTCACTGCACAACGAAAAAATTACAAAATTATCTGCTGAAAAGGCGATAGGAACCAAAACAAAGCGAGATGGTCCTCGACTAGTGGTGGCAGATAAGAATAATATAAACACATCAAAAGTTTTAGAGCATTTCATCAAAACTATTGATATAAAAGGATTAGGTCCGGCCTCTGTTAAGAAGCTAGGCTTAACACACCCAGTCGATCTGTATGATGGATTCTGTGACTGGGACAGACTTGGCGCTAATGGTGTCAAAGTCGAA